CGTATCCGGCCATGCGATCCGCGAAGGCGCCGCGGAGAATCGCGTTGAGATTGAACGAGACGTAGTAGCCGGCATCGCGGTCGCGCTGCGAAAGCAACGTCGAGTTCATCCGGCGTTCCCAGCGGACGAGTCGCGGGCGGAGCGTGAACACCTGAAACGCCAGCTGGATCTGCTCCATGCCCGATCCCCAGCTAGTCGACTTCTCGGTCGACTGGAGCAGGAACAGCGGCACGCCGTAGAAGCGGGCGATGTCCTCGATCTGGAACTGGCGCGTCGCCAAGAACTCGGCATCCTCGTTGCTTATGCCGATGTTCTGGTACTTGATGCCGCCGGTGAGGCCGGCGACCTTGCCGTACGCTGCCGGGCCCTCGTGCTTCTCACGCCACTTCTTCAGGAAAAGCCGCGCCTGTTCCTCGGTAGTTCCGGCCGGAAATTCGATCACGCCACCAGGGCGCGCGTTGTTGCCGAAGAAGTGGGCGCCGAACTCCTGCGCGGCGAGCGCGACGCCGATCCCCTCCTTCGCCTGCTTCAACACGGAAAGGCCGGTGAGCCCGTCGAGCGACATGCTCGGCACGTGAAGGATCTCGCCGGGTTGCGTGAGCTTGCCGGCTAGCTTGTAGCCGCGGCCACGACCGACGCGCACGACCTCGACCTCGTTTGCGCCGACGTACTCGATGCCCTCGGGCTCGAAGTAGGCATTGCGCTTCACGAGTCCGTAGCAGTTGCCGCGCATCTCGTGGGCGGCGTGCATCCGCTCCAGCCACTCGAACGACGTCTCGCTGTCGTTCGGGTCGTCCTTGAGAATGCGATTCAGCGGATGCTCGTCGGCGTCCTCGCTGCCCTTGGCTGTCTTGCGCCGCACGCGCAACGGCAGGCTGGCGACATTCTCGGAGAGGATTCGGACGCACGCGTAAACCGCGGACATCGTCATCGCGCTCGTCTCGTTGACATTCTTGCTGCTCGCCGTCGTGCCGATCAGTTCGAGCAGGCCCTTGCCGTCTTTGAGCGTGCCGCGTTCCTCGCGCTTCCCGAAGAGGGCGCGGCTGGCGTCTTTGAGGCGGGCGGCAATCTCCACGCATCACAGCGTGGCGTTTGATGCCCGCTTGGCATCACTGGATTGCGTGCGCAATCGTGCGCCAGCGTGCGCTGCCGTGCTTAATCAACTAACCCAATGTTTCCACGTGCTTGATTTCGCATTCCGCAACCACGTGGAGAGAAGTCTGGGTTCTGCTCCCACCACGCAACTACGTCCGAGAATCGCGCATACATTCCCATACGCCGAACGCCGGCGCGGAGCATGTAGCGAACAAACTGTTCGGACACTGTAATCCCCATGCGCTCGCGAAACTCGCCGGAAATCTCCTTCGGCGTCATTGGCTTTTCGCTTGATAGACTATTGCAGTTCATAGCGCCACCTCGCTCACAGCTTTCTGAATGATTTCACGAACTAAAGACCCATCGCAATCATACCACTCTCCACCAATGCAGAACTCTGAAAGATATTTATGCGCCAACATCTCGGCCTCACCGGAGGCATACGCCTCAAAAAAAATAACAACATCTGGAACATATGTCCTGACCTGCACAGACCTTGATTTAGGGTCAGTGCTAAACCCTACCTTAAATGCGTTCATTCTATCCGATCTCATTGCGTAAACATAACCTTGGTGGTTCGGATACGACCTTAATCCAAGTGTTGGGGTTCGACCTAGTCTTCTCCCGGCTAGAATATCCCTTCCAGTCCTGTCTTTTATTGCGTCACATATCAATCTTACCGTTAAACTTCCTGCGCTACTTACTCCGGTTATGTCGCTGAGTGTTGCCGACTTTGCCCATTCATCAAACTCAGAGCTCGTGGCTACTCCGCAGCTCTTGCCTAATACGTTTTTGCATCTATTTGGTAATTGTTCGTAGTTCATTCGTCGTCGAATACCATTCCCGGCGTTGATGTTGTCGCCCCGGCGTCTGGCATAGTCAGCGCGGCAGCGAAGGCCATGCCGAGAGCCACGGCGCCGTCGATGCGCCCGGTGCTCTTGCCCTTGTGGAGCATGATGTTTTCGCTCGGCCCGACATGCGGGACGGCGTTAGAAATGTTCCAGCGCGCGACGGGGTTGCCGTAGTGGCGCAACGTGCCGCCGATGACGCGCCGCTCGATCTCGCGGTATGGGCGGGAGAAGTTCGCGAACGTCTGCGCCAGCGCGGCGACCTGGTGCCACTCGCCACCGCCCTCAATCTTCGCGGAGCCGATCATCCCGAGCGCGTCGCGGATCTCCATCGCCGCCTCGTGGCCGTGGCTCGGGTCGTACCAGAACGCCTCAGCATTCGCGGCCTTCAGGATCTCGACGACGCGGGCGACGATCGCGCGATAGTCGGTGATGTTGCCCGGCGTCGCGATCATCCATCCGTCTTCGACCCACTTCGCGTAGGGCGCGCGGTCTCGCAGCTCGCGTTCGCGCAACGTCTCCTCAGGTGTGAAGAACAGCCAAGCCGCGTGCGCGATGTCGCCTTCGAACCACGCGAGCGCGACGGCTGCCAAATCCTGCGAGCGTGAGGCGTCGAATCCGGCGAACACAGACTTTCCGGCGAGGCGGCGAAGCACGTCCGCGGCCTTTAGCTTCTCGCCGGCACACGCGTCCCACTTCGCCAGCGAAAGCCATCCGCTCACCATCTTCTCCGCGCGCTTGTCGAGTTGCTTGACGAGGAAGTCGCGCATCTTGCCGGGCGACAGCTTGGCCTTCGCTGCTTGGTCGCGCATGTATTCGAGCGACTTCCCGCAACCAAGATTCGGATTCGCCTTGAACCACGCGGCCTCGTCCATCGGGTCGTCGCCGTCGTCGATCGTGAAGATCAGCGCAAACACGTTGGCGCCGGCGCCGTTCGCGAGCGCATCGTCCTGTAACACGGCCTGCGCGAGCTTCACCTGTTCGTCAAAAATCCCATCGCGCACCTCGCCCTCGGTCGAAATCGAGAAGACGAGCGGGTGACGGCGGGCGCCGAGCGCGCTGTCGAGGATGTCCCAGAGGCGGCGATCCTTCCACGCGTGCAACTCGTCCGCAAGGACGCCGTGCGGGTTGAGGCCGTCGAGGGTTTCCGAGTCGGAGCCGAGCGGCTTCCAAAATGAGGCGCTGTCCTCGTGTCGGATTTCGGATACAGTACGGCGAAAGACATCGCCAGCTCCGGGAGAAAAGCGGATCATCTGCTTGCCGTCGTTCCATAGTAGGCGCGCCTGATCTTCCTTTGTCGCGACGCTGTACACCTCGGCCGCGGGTTCGCCGTCGCCACAGAGCAGGCAGAGCCCGACGCCGGCGCCGAGGAACGTCTTGCCGTTCTTGCGCGGCACAACGACAAGCGAATACCGAAACCGACGCAGCCCGCTACCGAGCAGCCGCCACCCGAAGAGCGAACCGACGACGAAGCATTGCCACGGCAGCGGCTCGAATTGGCGCCCGGCGTATTCGCCTTTGTAGTGCCGGAGCAGGCGCAGGAAGCCGATGGACTTCTCTGCCGCGGCGACGTCCCATCGCCAGAGTCCAGACGCGAGGTCGCGCATGTGGCGCTCGCACGCGAGGCGAACCCACTTGCATGCTGGCACATCGCCGGCGAGGACGGATTGCGCGTAGGCTGTGGCGGAGTCGGTCATTTGCGCTTGGCGTAGGTCCTCCTGGGTGCGGCGTGATCTAGCTCGCGAAATTCTGCGCATATCCTGCCGTCTAGCCTATTGACGCATCCCCACATGCGATTGACCTTCGCGGCCTCTGCCTTCGTGAGTTCGCGGTTACGCACCGTCGCAAAATCGATGATCATGCGGCACTCTTGGAAAAGTGCGCCGCGCTCCATCTGTAGTGCTTTGATAATTTTATTCGTTCTCATGATTGGATGTGTGCTGTGAATGGGTTGCTGCTCTTGCCGGTTGCGCCAGTCTTCGGGATGCGAGAGCGGGCGGCTGGCGTGAATCCGAAGTCGGCCGCGGTCTCGGACAGGACCGAGTTGCACGCGCGCCAAGCGGTGATGAGCGGGTGCACCTTGATGCCGCCGCGGTCGCCAGCGGTGACCCAGGCTTCGGCTTCGAGGGCGACGAATAGCTCGCGCTCCTTGACGACCGCGCGCGCGTAACGCTCGATCGCGTCGGCGTCCGGCTCCATCGGCGGCTGACCGCCTTCGGTGAGGATGCGGACGACGCGCTCGAACTCCTCGCGCGCCTCGCCCTGCAATCGATCAGGGCAGACGACGCCGACCTTGAAGGCCACCGTCTGCTTGTCGCGGGCTGCGGGTCCACGAGCGCCCACGTTATTTCCCCTCCTTGTCTGCGGCGTGAGCGTCGATCATGCGCGCGATGGATCGGAATTCCTTCGCCCAAGACCGCATGGTCTCCGCATCCATAAAGAACCCATCCATCGCATCGGCAGCAGCGCGGCGGAGCGTGATGAACTTGTCTCGCGGATTTCCGCTGTAATCGTCAACCGTGGCAGTAAGCGACGGGGTCATTCCTCCCTGGACAAGGCCGACGCGCAAAGTCTTCTTTGCGTTCTTGTCGGCATCTGCGACGCCTGCGCTGAATGCGTGGTCTAGCTCGCGCTGGATTCGGTCGGTCAGTTGGTCGTTGTCGTATTCGTATTTCGGGTTTTTCATGGTCAGAATTGCGGCTGGCGTGTGAAGTTGGCGAAGAGCTGCGCGGTCGGATTGCCTGCGCGTTCGAGTGCGTTGCATCGCGCGTGGCATTGCGTGCAGACCGGCGCGAGGTTGTCCCACGCCAGCGCGAGATCCGGCCGGCGCTCGACCGGCTCGATGTGGTGTACCTGCTCGGCGAGGCGCTGGCCGCAGCAGCCGCAGACCGGATGCGCGGCGAGAAAGCGTCGGCGCACCGACTGCCAGCCGGCAGAACTGCGGATGGTCGCAGCCTGCGCCAACTCGGGCGCTGACATGCGGCGGACGGCGTACTCGCGCTGCGTTTCTGCTCGCGGCTTGCGTGCGTAACTTGCGAATGGTGGGCGACTTGGCATAAAGTTTAGTGGTTCTGGCAACAAATCGTGAAACTGGGCGTGTTTTTTTGAAAGGAGCGGGGTCCGTCTAAAGCGTTGAAGGTTGCAGACTTCTGACGCCCCCTCCCGTCGGCGTCTTGGTTTTGCCTTGACACCCATCACTCGCGCGTAAAAGACACAATCCAGCCGCAGGCGTGAGCAACGCGGTTGGCCTTGCCTGTTTCCGGGCGATTTGCGGGCTTTTGCCGTGTTTCGGCTATCCTTACCTTACCCAAGGCGGAATCGTGGCAA